AACGTCGGCACTCGCAACCTGTCCGGCATCTAAGAGGAGTAGACTTCAATGGCTGTTAATCTCTCAGCAATTAAAGACCTTCTCCTCCCCGGTCTCCGTGGCGTTGAAGGCAAGTACGAGATGATCCCATCTCAGTACGACAAGATTTTCACGAAGCACGAATCACGCATGGCGCTTGAGCGCACTGCTGAAATGCGCTTCTTGGGTCTTGCCCAACTCAAGACAGAAGGCGGTCAGACACAGTTTGATAACGGTGCTGGCGAGCGTTACGTCTATAACCAAGAGCACACCGAAATCGGTCTTGGTTATGCAATCACCCGCAAGGCGATTGACGATAACCTCTACAAGACACAGTTCATGCCTTCTAACCTTGGTCTTATTGAATCATTCCAACAGACCAAGGAAATCTACGGCGCGAACATCCTGAACACTGCAACGACCTACAACTCTGCCATTGGCGGCGACGGCGTTGCTCTTTGCGCGACAAACCATCCTATTGATGGCGGCACCGTTGCAAATACGTTCAGCACTCAGCTTGACCTCAATGAAGCATCGCTCCTCAGCGGCATGATCTCTGTCAGAACGAACTTCAAAGACCAAGCTGGCCTCAAGGTGTTTGCTCGTGCTCGCAAACTCGTCGTTCCTCCGCAGCTTGAACCAGTTGCAATCCGTCTCACGAAGACTGAATTGCGTCCGGGCACTGCCGACAACGATGTCAATGCGATCATCAGCACTGCTGGCGGCTTGCCAGAAGGTTACATCGTGAACGACTTCTTGACCTCGCAGTATGCTTGGTTCTTGCTTACGAACATTGACGGCCTCTCCTACATGGAGCGCGTCGCCTTTGAAACCGATATGCAAGTGGATTTCGTGACCGACAACCTTCTCGTGAAGGGCTATGAGCGTTACTCGTTCGGTTACTATAACTGGCGTTCAATTTTCGGTTCGTTCCCAACTTCGTAAGGAGTTATCCAGATGGGTAGCACAGTATTTACTGGCCCGGTTCTGGCGGGGAATGTCCTTAACTCAGACGGCAGCGGCAATCTCGCCGCTGTCGGCGGGTCTAACGGAACCCAGAACGTCGGTTTTTGCGAAATGGTGCAAGCTGCAACCATTACGCAGTCAACGACGAGCACGGCCACCAGCATTGTGATTCCGGCTCAAAGCCTGATCACTGATATTTATTTGAATATCACTGTTGGTTGGTCAAACAGCGCAACACTTGGCATCGGGACTTCTTCCGCTGCTAACGAACTTGCTGCCGCAATTGCAAACGCAAGTCTTGTTCAGGGTCAGTATCGCGTCCCTGTAACGAGCCTTATCGCGGCTTGGAATAACAGCAGCAACACTCAGGATGTGCAGATTTGGGTTGATTCAAGTGCCGCTCCCCTCGTTACGACGGGTTCTGCAATTTTGATCGTCAAATATGTGCAAGGTTACAACGGCTTTACCAACGGCCAATACACCTAATAGGAGCCTCACATGAAGGGCAAGATGCATGATCACAAGCACCCACGTGCGGCTCACGCAAAGGGTGGAAAAGCAGATAACCCGATGAAGGGTGATTTTGCTGACGATAAAGCACCTGAAATGGTTTACGCAGGTGCAGGTTCAAACGTCGTCAAGGAAGCAAAAGAGAAGAAGTCTGGTGGCCGCGCCAAGCGCAAGCATGGTGGTATGGCTGTCAGCGGTGCAGCCGCCAAGAAGCGCGCTGACCGTTCGGCTCGCAAGTCAGGCGGTCGCGCTGGTTCGGACAAGAACCCGCTCTCGTCAGCGGCTTCGGGCAAAGAGCCTTCAACTCACCACTCTTACGAGCCAATCCGCACGTAATGGTTACGCGGGGGCTTCGGCCCCCGCTTTCCTTATTGGAGGGCAGTATGACGGCAGCGTGGACGCGTAAAGAAGGTAAGTCACCCTCTGGCGGCTTGAACGCTAAAGGCCGTGCTTCTGCTCGTGCTGAGGGGCATAATCTCAAAGCACCGACGAAGGATAAGGATAATCCTCGTCACGACAATTTCTGCTCCCGTATGACGGGGATGAAGCGGAAATTGACAGGGTCGGCAAAGGCCGCTGATCCAAATAGCCGAATCAACAAATCACTTCGCAAGTGGGGATGCTGATGGCCAAGGAATTTTGGGACACTAAACTGCCAAAAGACCATCACACGAAGCATCTGACTGCGAAACAAAAGCAGGCTGCAAAAGCCCGCGCACGAGCATCTGGCAGACCTTATCCAAATCTGGTAGATAATGCCGCAGTAGCGCGTTCTAAAAAGAAGGGTTAATTCATGGCTCTGCCGAATGTTTCATATACCGTGACCGGAGCCGGAACGTCGGCGGTCATCAGCCTTGATAACTTCACAAATCCGTTCAATGTCGGCATCGGCGTGGATATTAGCGCGACAGCCACATATACGGTTCAATTTACGTTTGATGACGTATCATCGGACAGCTTCACAGCGGGTTCGGCAACGTGGTTCACTGAAACAACGTTCGGCACCGCAACGGCTGACAAATACATTTCATTCACAACTCCTTGTCGTGGCGTTCGTTTGAATGTGTCGGCAAGCACGGGCACTGCGACGATCTACGTTCAGCAAGCCGGATTGAGGTAATACCTCATGACGAGCAGCGGGACTTACGATTACAACCCGTCTCTTGGTGAGTTGACACTCTACGCCTTCAACATGGCGGGCGTGAAGAATACCGCTATTGCTCAAGAGCATATGACTTCTGCTCGCACGGCTGCCAATTTGATGTTTTCAAGTTGGGCCAATAAGGGCGTCAATCTTTGGAAGGTGGAATTAGTTACCATCAACCTTACAACAGGTGTTTCAACATACGCGGCGGGCTCTGACGGGTCCAATAATCCAGACGCGTCAAATGCCAATCGCACTGTTATGGTTCTTGATGCTTATGTGACGACCACTTCGGGCGGCCAAAACATAGACCGAATCATTCTGCCTGTTTCTCGTTCTGAATATGCTTCCTATCCCAATAAGGATCAGCAAGGATTTCCGACAATTTACTGGTTTGACCGTTTGATCAGCCCGACAATCACAATCTGGCCTGTACCTAATACGTCAACTGGTCCGGCCACCATCTCGTTTTATCGTGTTGTTCAAATTCAGGATGCGAATTTCACCAATGCACAAACTATGGACATACCTTATCGTTGGTTGGATGCATTTGCGACAGGACTTGCTTACCGTTTGGCGACGCTCTGGAATCAGCAATTGGCTCCGGCGCTGAAGCCTATGGCTGACGAAGCCTATGGTGTTGCGGCGCAACAAGACACAGAATACGTTTCCATGTATATAAGTCCGCAGATTTCAGGCTATTATCGTTGATTATGGGAGAGCAAAATGGGTTATGCGTCGCTCTCCGGTCGGGCAAGGACTAGTAGCCGCAATCCACGTGCGTTTGGTGTCTGTGATCGTTGCGCCATTTGGTATAATCACAACCAGTTGCGTTGGCAGTTTGATTGGGCGGGAGCAAGTCTGATCAATAAGCGCATTTTGGTATGCGATACTTGCTACGACACGCCGCAAAATCAGCTTCGCGCCATCATTTTACCTGCCGATCCGGTTCCTGTCGTTAATCCGCGTACTGAACCGTTTGAATATGACGAAACAAACGTCAACACAACGACTGTAAACCCGACGATTGATCCGACAACAGGCCTACCCATACCCGGCACTGGTTCAACGTTGGTAACACAAAGCGGTCAGACCATGACGCAGACGCCTTACGGGCGTCCGATTGGCTTGGCTCAGGCGGCTGTTATGCCTTTGCAAGAGGGCATTACATACGGAACAGTCTTGCCTGTGCTATCTATGAGTTCAAATGGCACAGATGTGATTACGGTGACATGCTCATCGCCCCATAATCTGACCACGAACGACCAAATTTCCGTTGAAGGCGTAACAGTCGCCCAAGCTGCGGGCTTCTACAGCGTTACGGTGACCACCGCGACTGCTTTTACCTACCAAATGGCCACTTCTTTGGCGGCGCAGAGTCTTCAGACCGCGACAACCCGCGTAATTACTGCTATTGTGGGCTTGCCCTATGGCTATACGCAAATACCGCAAATAGGACCGTGATATGGCTAACACCACTATCCCAAATCTACCCGCCGCAATTAGCCTCACGGGTTCTGAGCAACTTGAAGTTGTTCAATCTGGCGTTTCCGTAAAAACAACGGCGCAAGATATTGCCAATTTAAATGCTACAAGCGGCACCGTAACAAACATTTTAACATCGCCACCAATTATTGGCGGCCCAATTTCTACGACAGGCACAATCAGCCTTTTGTCGCAGGGTGTAACAAACTCTTATCTAGCCCCAATGGCGTCCAATACAATTAAGGGGAATAACACAGTCAGTGCTGTTTCTCCTTTGGACCTGACGACAGCGGAAGTAATGACCATGTTGAGCGCCGCTCCGCTCAACTCTCCGGCATTTACAGGGGTTCCTACTGCGCCAAATCCATCTGTTGGCGACGATTCTCAGCAAATTGCGACCACAAATTTCGTCAAAGCGCAGTCTTATGGCACAGGCACCGTAACAAGCGTTGCTACAGGCGCGGGCCTCACAGGCGGCACAATCACGACATCTGGAACAATTGCGCTGACCACGACAGGTGTTTCGGCGGGCACATATGGCTCAACTACGGATTTTCCGCAAATCACCATTGATGCTTATGGCCGCATTTCTTCGGCATCAAACGTCACGATTACGCCAGCAAATATTGGCGCGGCATCTTCATCTACGTTGATTTCAACAGGCGCGGGCTTGACGGGTGGTGGCGATCTTTCTGCCAATCGCACAATTTCATTATCCACCATTGCAAGCGGCTATGTCCTTGGCAATGCGACGGGATCAACGGCATCGCCATCAGGAACATCTCTTTCTTCTGTAATTGACACTGCTTTTGGTAGCACTCAAGGGCAAATCCTTTATCGCGGCGCATCGTCATGGGCTGCATTGAACCCCGGTACTGCTGGTCAGCTTCTTTCTTCTGGCGGTAGTGGCGCTGATCCTTCTTGGACAAACGCATCAGGCACCGGAACTGTTACGAGCGTTGATGGCTCCGGCGGCACGACGGGGATGACGCTTAGTGGAGGCCCAATTACTGGTGCTGGCACTTTGACGCTTGGCGGCACTCTTGGAACCGCAAACGGCGGCACAAACCTGACATTGTTTACGTCTGGCGGCGCAATGTATGCGACGTCTACATCTGCTCTGACGACAGGCACATTGCCTGTAACAGCGGGTGGTTCAGGCGCGACAACGCTCACGGGCTATCTCAAGGGTAATGGCACATCTGCTTTCACAGCTTCTGCAAGCATTCCAAACACGGATATTTCGGGCCTTGGCACGATGTCTACGCAGAATGCGAACACCGTTTCTATTACGGGCGGCACGGCGACGCTCACATCGGTGTCTTTGACATCAGGGACGATCACAACCACGCCTACTAATGCGACCGATATTGCCAACAAAGATTATGTTGACAGCGTAGCGCAGGGCCTAAACTTCCATGCCGCGTGTCAATACGCAACAACCGCCGATCTTGGCACTGTAAATTACAGCAACGGCACTGGTGGCGTTGGCGCGACGCTTACCAATGCTGGAACGCAAGCAACTCTGGTTATTGATGGTCACACATTCACCGCAACAGATGTCACAAATGCTGTCCGCATTTTGGTGAAGAACCAATCAAATTCGGCATACAACGGCATTTATGTTCTGACCAATCAAGGTTCTATTTCAACTAATTGGTCAATGATCCGCGCGACCGATTATGACACAACTGGCACAGGCACGAATGAAATTGATCAAGGTGACTTTGTTCTTGTCATCTATGGATCAGCAAATGCCAATACATCTTGGGTGCAACAAACATCGCTTCCGATTACCGTTGGAACGACAGGTATCGTCTTTACGCAATTTGGCGGCACATCTGTTTATACAGCAGGCACGGGCCTTACGCTTCTTGGCAATCAATTCAGCCTGACAAACCCTGTTGCTACAAATCTTGGTGGTACAGGTCTCGCCAACTTTACTGCCGCCAATAATGCAATTTATTCAACGTCTTCATCGGTTCTGACTGCGGGCACATTGCCAATTGCGGCGGGCGGCACGGGTCAAACGACTTCAGCATCTGCATTTGACGCGCTTTCGCCTATCACTTCAACGGGCGATTTGATCATCGGTAATGGCACAAATAGTGCCACGCGATTGCCGATTGGTACAAACGGATATGTCCTTACATCAAATGGCACGACTGCTACATGGGCCGCCTCTACTGGCGGCGTGTCTTCGTTCCAGACATCATTAAGCGGACTTACGCCATCAACATCATCAACGGGCGCGATCACTCTCGCTGGTACGCTTGGCGAAACATCAGGTGGTACAGGTCAGACGACATACGCGACGGGTGACATCCTCTACGCATCCGCATCAAATACGCTTTCAAAATTGACTGCCGGAACCAATGGCTATGTCCTCACGCTTGTGGGTGGTCTTCCTGCTTGGGCCGCATCAACTGGTGGCGTGACATCATTCTCTGCGGGCTCTACGGGTCTTACACCAAATACCGCTACAACAGGTGCAGTAACCCTTGGCGGTACTCTTGGCACGGGATACGGCGGCACGGGCCTAACATCATTCACGGCCAATGGCGCAGTTTATGCGACAGCCACAAATACCCTGACAACGGGTACTTTGCCCGCTACAGGAGGTGGCACGGGACTTGATACATATTCTACAGGCGACATTCTTTATGCGTCGGCCACAAATACGCTTTCCAAATTAGCGGCGGGAACGAATGGTTACATTCTGACAATCGCTGGCGGTATACCCACATGGGCGGCGGCACCGAGTACAGGTGTCACATCAATTTCTTTTGGCACCACTGGTCTAACGCCAAGCACTGCATCAACTGGCGCGGTGACGGTTACGGGGACGCTTGTCGCCGTAAATGGCGGCACGGGTCTTTCATCATATACGACGGGTGATATTCTTTATGCATCCGGTTCTACTGCGATTTCTAAGTTGGGCATTGGTTCAACTGGTCAGGTTCTTACGGTTGCGGGCGGCGTTCCAACTTGGGCGACATCTTCTGCTGGTGGCGCAACAGGTGGTGGAACTGACAAGATTTTCTGGAACAATGATCAGACAGTGACAACAAGTTATAGTATACCCGCTACTACAAATGCGGGCACATTTGGGCCTGTCGTTATTGGTTCTAGCGCAACCGTAACAATCCCATCATCTTCAAGCTGGACGGTCGTATAATGGGCAATCTTACACTTAACGGCGCAACGTCAGGTCAGATCACTATTTCACCGCCATCAATTGCGGGGACTAATACTGTTTCTTTGCCAGCCGCAACAGGTACGGCAATAATTTCATCTACTGCGATTAGCAGTGCAATTTCTGGAACGCCATCTGCAACTACTTATTTGCGTGGCGATGGAACTTGGGCCTCTGTATCAGCTACAGGGCAACTTATCCGCGCGCCGCAGATTTTAACGAGCGGCACATCTTACACAACACCATCTAATTGCACGGCGATTTATGTTGAAGCTGTGGGTGGCGGCGGTGGCGGTGGCGGTGGCGCAAATAACGCTTCAGCAGGTTCTTCCGGTGGCGGCGGTGGCGGTGGTGGTTATGCAGCCAAATATTTTACCGTAACAGGATCAACTGCATATACATATGCAATTGGCGCATCCGGCGGCGGCAATGCAGGCCCTAGCGGAACTGGCTCTTCTGGTGGGAATACAACTTTTACAGTTGGTGCAACAACAATTACTGCAAGCGGCGGCAGTGGCGGCACTGGCTCTTCAGGAAACCCCTCAAATGGTGGCGCAGGCGGGAGCGCGACAAATGGCGATTTTAATATTGCTGGCGGCGGCGGAGGTGGAGGTACATATACTACGGGCTCCGCAACAGCACAAACAATTGGTGGTTATGGCGGAGCATCTCAATTTGGAAGAGGTGGTTCACCCGGCGGAAGCGCTAATCAAGCAGCAACAGGATATGGTGGAGGAGGTTTTGGCGGCGGTGGACAAGGTCTTGTAGGAACCGCAGGAGGCTCGGGCACTCAAGGCGTAATTCGTATTTGGGAGTATTCTTAATGCGTTGCGCATTAGTTGATTCATCAAACATGGTTGTAAATATAATTATGGCTGATCCTGTTATTGATCCTGCTCCTGAAGGTTGCAGCCTTGTTGGCTTGCCCGATAACTCGCTCGTTTCTTTCGGTTGGATATACGATCCCACCACAGGACAATTTACTGATCCAAACCCTCCAAGTGATGGGGCGTAATTATGACCGCCACTTTAAGAACGACGATTATCCAAGACCCGTCATCGGCTACTAGCAATATCCTTTTGGATAGTAGCGGCAACGTGAACCTTGCTCAAACATCCGGAAATGTGAACATCAACACGACTGGCGTTTCAGCAAAGTTGTATGTCCAAGGCAACAGCGCATCAAATGTGTATGCGCTGACAGATGCTTCATCCATTTCCGTTGATATGTCTCAGGGTAATAATTTCAGCGTTACTCTTGGCGGCAATCGCACATTGGCTAATCCGACAAACATGACAGTCGGGCAGTCAGGTGTCTTTTACATCTCACAAGACGCTACAGGATCGCGCACATTGGCTTATGGCAATTACTATAAATTTCCAAACGGCGGCGGTGCACCTGTTCTGACCACAACTGCAAGTGCTGTTGACGCATTGTTCTATACAGTCCGCACATCAACAAGCATCACAATCAATTACGTTTTGAACATCGGGTGAGATATGGGCCTGCCTAGCAATACCAACGCCCTTCAAAATGGTTTTTGGCAAGGCTACACCGTAGGCCGCAGCTTGCGGTTTCGCGCGAGTGCAAGTGCGTATTTAAATAGAACACCAGCATCTGCTTCAAACCGTCAAATTTGGACTTGGAGTTCATGGGTTAAACGCGGTCAATTAGGCGCGTATAATGTGTTGTTATCAGCGGCTAATGGCGCGTCAACTCGTGATTATATTTCTTTTGATTCAAGTGATAGACTTACATTTGATATTGCTGATGCTACCGCTGGTCAAAAAACAACAACGCAAGTGTTTCGTGACCCGTCAGCGTGGTATCACATTGTTGTTGCCGAGGATACTACTCAAGCAACGGCGAATAATAGAATTAGAATGTATGTAAATGGCGTAGAAGTTACGGCGTTTACGTTGAATACAGCGCCAAGTCAAAATTATAGTGGCGGCATTAATAATAATGTTGTCCATCGTATTGCAAACGCTGCTCAAGCTGCTAACGCTTATCTTGATGGCTACCTTGCCGAAGTAAACTTTATTGATGGACAGCAACTCACGCCATCTTCATTCGGCGCATATGACAATAGTGGTATTTGGCAACCAATCAAGTACACAGGCACTTATGGAACCAATGGTTTTTATTTGCCATTCAGCAATACGACTAGCACGACAACGCTTGTCGCTGACTCTTCAGGCAATGGCAATAACTGGACGCCCAACAACATCTCGCTGACTGCTGGCGTAACTTATGACAGCATGATTGACTCTCCTACAGTTACAAATCTGTCGTCTAATTATGCGGTTTTGAACCCTGTAAATCTTCTTGGCGGTGGAACATTGGCAAACGCCAATCTTACTTGGACTTCGCCAGCCACAGATAATAGGGCCTGTGCTTCAACTTTTGCTATTGATCAACAAACGGGAGCAAAATGGTATTGGGAAGTTACACTCACTTCAAAAACAGGGACTTATTGGTCTACGGGCGTCTACAGTTCAACTGCTCTTCCTTATAGCAATACACCTGATTGTTTTTTAAGAAGCGATGGTAACGTATATGTCAACAATGCATTGGTAACTACAGTAGCATCAGTCACAACGGGCGATATTGTTGGTTTTACTTTTGATGTAGATGCGTATCAGCTAAAAATATATAAAAACAATACTCTTTTAACAACGCAAAATTTAACTCGTGGCACTTTGCCTTTATATGCTGGCGCTTCTTCTGACAGTTCTGGCGGGACAATGGTGTATGATTTTAATTTTGGGCAACGTCCATTTTCATATACGCCACCATCGGGATTTGTTGCTCTTAACACAGCAAATCTTCCCGCCCCGCTTGTTTCAAATGGCGCGATGTATGTTGCGGCAACAACATATACTGGTACAGGCGCAACTTTATCTATAACAAATGGTGGGAACAACACTTCTGGTGCTACGTTTCAGCCTGACCTTGTGTGGATGAAAAGCAGATCAGCAATTGTTGATCATGCTTGGTATGATTCAGTTCGTGGCGCAACGAATGATATTGCAAGTAATTTGGCGACGGGCCAAACAACGCAATCAACTGGATTAACGTCATTTGATTCTTCTGGGTTTACCATTGGAACTTTGGCAAAAATTAACACAAATGCCGCCACATATGTGGCTTGGCAATGGAAAGCTGCTGGTTCAACCGTATCAAATACTTCAGGGACAATTACGTCCACTGTATCTGCCAATCCAACTGCTGGCTTTAGCATTGTTTCCTATACTGGGAACGGAGTGGCGGGAGCAACGATAGGTCATGGTTTAGGCGTTGCTCCAAGTATGATTTTTGTTAAAAAGACAAGTGCGTCTGATAACTGGGGCATTTATCATTCTAGTAATCCATCCCCTGCTGCTTCATATGCTTTGACATTAAATAGCACTGCGGCGGCGGGATTAAACACAACTTATTGGAATGCTGTGGCTCCAACATCTTCTGTTTTTTCGGTTGGAACTGCCGCGCAAACTAATACAAACACAGCAACTTATATTGCATATTGTTTTGCATCTGTGAAAGGTTTTAGCGATTTCGGAACTTACACGGGGAATGGTTCCGCTACGGATGGTCCTTTCATCTATACAGGTTTTAGACCTCGCGTAATCATAGTGAAAAGATCAGTGGGTGCCGTTGCAAGTTGGGTGATTACCGATACTTCACGTAGCCCGTATAATCTTGATCAAACAGTTATTTATCCAAACCTTACAAACGCAGAAGCCACTGTGTCATTTGGAGATATTCTTTCAAACGGATTTAAAATCAAGGCAACGGCTGGCGAAATCAACACGAGCGGTTCTACATATGTGTACGCAGCATTTGCTGAAAATCCTTTCAACAATTCCCGTGCGAGGTAACAATGTTCGTCTTAGGAAACCAAGTTCTCAACGTTGATCAAGCCTTTACGGGGCTTGATGGAACCCAATATCCGATGAATTGGCTTCGCCTCACGACGCTTGAGGAAAAGCAGGCTATTGGCATTAAAGAAATACCTGATCCGGTTCGCCCCGATGATCGCTTCTATTTCGTTGATGGGAATGGGATTGGAACGCCCCGCGATCTGGCGGCGTTAAAGGCAGAATGGTTAGCGAAAGTGAATGATATTGCATATTCCATGCTTTCGCCGACAGACTGGTATGTTGTTCGGAAGGCAGAAGGCGGGGCTGATATTCCGGCTAACGTTTATGCTAGTCGTGCGGCTATTCGCGCTGCCGCCAATGCGAATCAAGCGGCTTTGAATAATGCGCCAGATTTTGATACATTCTTGGCGGTGGCGAACGCTTTGACTTGGCCGGAGGTTTCTAATGCCGATAACAATTAATGGAACTACGGGAGTATCTGGCGTAGATGGTTCTGCCAGTACGCCCGCCGTCCAAGGCTCTGATACAAATACTGGGATTTTTTACCCAACCTCTGATGTCGTTGCAATTGGGACAAATGGCTCAGAAAGAATGCGGGCCGACGCTGTAGGGAATATAGGAATTGGGACATCCTCCCCTTCTTATAAACTTGAAGTTTCGGGAACAGCTTATTTCCCCGGTTCAACTTCGTCAGTCGGTGCTTTATTTACTGACATCGCAGAGGTTACAACTGTTTCTGCCACGGCGGCGACAGGAACGATCAATTACGATGTTACCACGCAATCGGTGCTTTATTACACATCAAACGCTTCAGCCAACTGGACGCTTAATATCCGTGGCAATAGCACGACCACGCTCAACTCTCTGATGGCAACAGGTCAAAGTTTAACTATTGCATTTATGGTTACAACAGGTGCTACCGCCTATTATGCATCTGCGCTTACTATTGATGGAACGTCTGTAACGCCAAAATATCAAGGTGGCACAGCTTGGTCATCTGGAAACGCAAGCGCGATTGATGTCTACACTTACACGATTACTAAAACAGCAAGTGCAACATACACTGTTTTAGCATCACAAACGCAATTTAAGTGAGGTATTAAAAATGCCAACAATCATCACTCGCGGGGCAGCATCAGCAAGAGGTTTTGGTTTCGCTGGTCGCGTTCTTGCGACTGGTTCGTCAAACTACACGACCGCTGGCACTTTTACATTTGTTGCCCCAGCTAACGTATTTAGCGTTGGCGTAAATGCTATTGGCGGTGGAGGCGGTGGCGGTGGTGGCAACTTTAGCACTTACATTTATGGTATGTGCAGCAATTGTGGTTATAATCCTGCGGGCGGCGGTGGCGGCGGAGCGGGTGGCACAGGTATAGCAAGCGTTGTTACAACGCCGGGGTCAAGTTATACTGTTGTTGTTGGAGGCGGTGGTAATCCCGGCGCATATAAAAGTAGCGGTTCTAGTGGAGGGCAAAGTTATTTTTCTTCAGCCGCAACCGTTGCGGGAAATGGTGGCGGAGGAGGAAATGCAAGTTCAACAGGCGGCACTGGCGGAACGTATGTCGGAACATCTGGCAGCAACGGTGCTAACGGGAACAATGGCGTTCAATTTTCTTTCAGTTCGGGCGGCGGCGGCGGTTTTGCTTCTGGTGGGTCTGGAGGGGCAAGTTCATCCCCTACTATCGGTAATGGCGGAACTGGTGGAAATTCTAACACCAACACACAAGCTAATGCCGGAACTAGCGGCAATACAGGTCGTGTATTTTTAACTTATAACGGATAATATTATGAGATTATTTATCCAAATACGCGATGGGAAGCCGCACGAACATCCAATAATGGATTGGAATTTTCGTGAAGCATTTCCCGATATTGATATAAATAATCTTCCACCTCAATTCGCAAAATTTGAGCGTGTTGACTGCAATATCGCACTTGACGTTTATGAGGTTGCAGAATGTTATTATGAATGGGATGAGACAAATTCTTTTGTTAAAGATATATGGAAATCTCGTCCAATGAATGAAGAAGAAAGAGCGCAAAAGGATTTACTTTTGATAGAATTAGCCAAATCTAAAGCTGAAGAATCTCTTCGTAGTTTAGAAAATAGTGGTAGTGTTCCAAATGTTATCATCTAAAAATTTTAAGGCCGGAGATTTAAACGGCGTAATTTATGATTTTGAATTTAACGGCGATATTCTCCCAAAACATAATCACGGTGAATATGATGTCCATATTACCATCGTTGCCAGAGGCCGCATAAAGGCATACTCGCATGACTGGGAAACAGAAGTCCCTACAGGTGGTTTAATAGATTTTAAAGCTGGTGAGCCACATGAACTTATGGCTTTGGAAGACAACACAAGAATTTTTAATATTGTTAAAAAAATGGTTCCGGAAATAGATTATTTGGATGGAACAAATTTGATTGGAGATACCGTTGTTTGATGCAATTCAAAAATTAACACGCATCAAGTCTCCATTTTTTATTCCGGAGATAAAACTTCATTGCGTTGTACCTCAAGAAGAAAGGTATCCTTTTGTACCTACAGAATTTAATTGTATGTATGGATACCCAACATGGTCAGGCATAGCTTTAGCCAGATTTATTTTAGACAATGCCAATGCTTTCAAAGGACTTAGAATTACCGATATTGGATGCGGTTCGGGGGTAGCAACAATTGCTGCGTGCATGGCGGGCGCAGATGTAACAGCGATTGATCAAGATGTTGCGTCGCTTTATTTTACGAAAGAAAATTGTGAATTAAATGGGGTTTCTCCAAACATTGTTTGGGGGACTTTTCGGGACATTGAAGATCAGTATGTCATGATGTCATCTTTGTTTTATTCCTCGGCAAATCACGGGAATATTAAAGAGATGATTGCCAATAAAAATGTCATTATTGGCGGCTACATGCCACAATCTTTTGACGAATTACCCAAAATTAAGGTAAATACACCAAAAGAGATGTATGTTTTCTCAAACTACATAAGAGGCAGATCATCATGAGCCATTCCGCTGACCACATAGATTCTGGGATTAAACACTTCATGGACTGGCTTTCTCTTTCTACCGTTGTCACCACGTTAATGGGGTGGCTTCCCGCCTTGGGTGCTATTTTGCCAATTGTTTGGTATACTATCCGTATTTATGAAACAGATACCGTTAAATCTGCGTTGAGACGGTTGAGGGGTAAAAAAGATGACGACAACAAGTAATCTTTCTCTTAACCAACCCGCATATAATTCTACGGCGTGGGACGTCCCTCTCAACGCTAACGAAACAATTCTGGACAATCAGTTCAGTGCAACGACAACGATTGCTCTAACTAACTCCAACGTGACATTGACTGGCCCCAACACGACCGGAACTGGCCAAACTCAGGCCATGAGGTTTCGGTTTACTGGGGCAATTTCGGCCAATATTACGGTTTACATTCCGTCTGGAATTAGTGGCTCGTGGATTGTTACCAATTCAACCACGGGTGCCTACACCGTTACGATGGCGTCTGCGGGTGGCGGAACAACTATTGATACATCCCAAGGCGACACAATCTTTATATATTCTGATGGAACAAATGTCGCCGCCGCTGATAGTGGGCTTCTGGACTCTTTGACAAGTTTGTCACTTAGCGGAGCACTTTCAGTCACTGGGACATCAACATTCAATGGCGCATCAACTTTTAATGCGACATCAACCTTTAATGGCTCATCGTCAACTCTTTCTGCAATTTTAAAGAATGCGGCGGAGCCAGCCACCATATCTGCTTCAGCCGCCACGGGAACAATTAATTTTGACATTCTGACGCAATCAATTCTTTATTATACAACGAATGCGTCTGGCAATTTTACAATTAATATTCGTGGTAATGGTTCAAATACATTCAATTCAATTACATCTACTGGGCAAGTAATAACTATGGTATTTCTTAATACCAATGGTTCTACAGCATATTACAATAGCGCGTTTCAAATTGATAGCACATCTATCACACCGAAGTGGCAAGGAAACGTCGTGCCTTCTGGCGGCAATGCCAATTCAATTGATGTTTATACATATACTATTTTGAAGACAGGCTCTGCCGCTTACACAGTGTTAGCATCACAAACTCAATTTGTGTAAGGACATGAGATGAAATTCACATGGACCTTCCCGCAGTTTATTGTAAATCCAGAAGAAGGGCCGCTTCAAAATGTTGTTGTCGGCATTAACTGGGTTTGCACTGGAACAGATGGATCAGCAACTTCATCTGCTTCGGGAACGGTTAAATTAGGTTCACCAAATCCGGCTCAATTTACTCCATATGCTGATATTACTCAAGAAATGGCATACCAATGGGTTGCCGGAGGTATAAGCATGTCTGGAGTAGAGGCTCAGATAGCGAAACAAATTGTGGCGTTGTCTAAGCCAACAATTCAACCGCAAAACCCACCGTTCTAAGGGAAGAGAACATGGAAAATTTAGAAATCAATCTCGCAGTAACCGTAGCGGATGCTCAAATTCTTTTGAACGCGCTTGGTAAGTTGCCATTAGAGACATCTGTATCCGTATGGATGAAAGTAAAAAATCAGGCAGAAGCGCAGATAGTGGCAGCTAATCAAGCTGTATCTTTTGTTCCAGAAGAAGAACAAAAATCAGAGTAATTGATAGGGGAACAGCATGGATGAAAAGCATTTTGACTTCAGCAAAATCATCAACATGCTGTTTCCTGTCGTTGTGGCGGCAATAGGATGGCTTCTGACACAGATCAGCACTCTGACGATGAAAGTCCAAGACCTTGAGAGCAAAATGCCCATGCTGATCACCCCGCAAGGAACACCCACAGATAGTCCGATTTCGGCTGAAGCACGGTACAAATTGCGTGACGAACTTACTGCCAAGATCAATGAATTGACGGTTCGCGTCCGCATCCTTGAGAAAATTACGGAGGATCAATAATGGACATTCTTAAAACGTTTGGACCGTTGATTGGTTCCGTAGCACCTACCATTGCAACCGCATTGGGCGGCCCAGTAGCAGGCATGGCGGTAAAAGCTATTTCCGGCGCTTTGTTCGGCCATGATTCGGCAACCGAAGAAGAAATCCGTACAGTTCTTGCCAATCCAACAGGCGATCAACTTGCCGCCCTTAAAAAGATTGATGCCGATTTTGCTGTCCAGATGAAGGCTTTGGACATTGATTTAGAGCGTATTGCGGCGGGAGATCGTGATTCCGCTCGTGACATGCAGAAAGAAACCAAAGATTGGATTCCGCGCGCCTTGGCGGTGTCGGTGACAGTCGGGTTTTTTGCCATCCTTCTATATATGCTTGTCTACGGGCTTCCCACGACAGGAAATGAGGCTTTGCTTCTTCTCCTTGGTGCCCTTCAAACGGCATGGGGCGGCATTATTGCATTCTATTTTGGCTCATCCTCTGGTTCTCAGCAAAAAGACAAGATGATCTACAACTCAAAGCCTTTGGAGTAAGCCGTGAAGGATAATTTTGAGCAGTGCCTTGCGCTCGTTTTGAAACACGAGAGAGGTTACGTAAATAATCCAAAAGACCCGGGGGGCCGCACAAATTTGGGGGTCACCCAAAAGGTTTGGGAAGAATGGGTGGGTCATCCGGTGGATGAGGCCGGAATGAGGGCTTTGATGCCCCAAGATGTCGCCCCTCTTTACAAGAAAAACTATTGGGACAAGATTAAAGGCGATGATCTTCCGGCAGGGGTAGATTATGCCTGTTTTGACTTGGCCGTGAACTCTGGGGTGGGCCGTGCAGCCAAAACCTTACAGAAAGCGGTGGGTGTTAATGCGGATGGAGCCATCGGGCCAGCTACTTTGGCTGCTGTTGCATCACAAAACCCTAGAGACCTTGCGACGGAAATCTGCGAAATCCGCCTGAATTTTTTGCAAAGTTTGCCGACTTGGGATACATTCGGACGTGGTTGGGGGCGTCGGGTTTCAGAGGTAGAAGAGACGGCCTTCAAAATGGTTGGATAGGTGGTAGATTATGGCTGGATTAACTTACTCTACATACGTCCAGCAGATCGCCACGATGGCCGTGGTATCGGCCACGGACCCGAATTTCACGATCATTATTCCGTCCATGATTGATTACGCAGAATTGCGTATTCAACGCGATTTGGACTTTTTAAGCACCCAAATTAGCAATAGCAGCTTATCGTTTACGGCAAATAACAATATCCTGACCATACCAACATCAGATTTTGTCACCGTTCAAACCTTTGAAGTTTTAGACGGTAATGGCAGTTCTTATACGATGTTGCCCGTAACCAAGGAATATATCCAAAACGTGTATGCGGGCGGATCAACTTCTGGAATCCCGCAATATTTTGCCGTTTATGGCGGTGACAGCGCGACAACTGGTCTGACGTCTCAAAATATCATAGTCGGGCCTACGCCTAACGGGGCATATGCAGTGCGTTTAACGGGTACAGTCCGTTCGGCATCTCTTTCTGCCACCAACACCACAACATTTATTAGCGTCTATTTGCCTGACCTGTTCATCATGGCTAGCATGATTTACATTTCGGCATATCAGCGCAACTTTGGTCGGCTTAACGATGACCCACAGATGGCTCAAACCTATGAGAGTCAATATCAGGCGTTGAAAGCGGGCGCATTGGTTGAAGAAAATCGCAAGAAGTTTGAGGCGGCGGCTTGGACGTCTTATTCTCCCGCTCCTGCTGCTACGCCGATGAGGGGGTAATCCATGCCCCATAATATGATCAGACTGAGACCGGGTGTTAATGTAACATCCACAACGGTTCTCAATGACGGCCAAGACTACACCACATCCAATTTGATCAGATTTCTTCCTGATCGGGATGGCGAAGGTCTAGTCCAAAAAATGGGCGGTTGGGTAAATTATTATAGTTCCGCTCTTTCCTCTACGATCCGCGCCTTAAAAGGTTGGGCTGATCTCAATTCAAATAATCATCTAGGAATAGGTGCTGAACAGTCTCTCAATGTTCTCACGGAAGGAACATTGATTGATATTACCCCTCAAATTGACACAACAAATGAGTTGCCTGATTTCTCAACAACATCAGGCTCCAATGTCGTTACAATTGTTGACGCTGGCACCACGCCTTCAACGCTGAATTACGTTAATTTTGTCACTCCCGTGTCTGTTGGCGGTATAATTCTGACTGGCCCTTATCAAATTTATACCGCTGCGGGTTCAACTTATTCTATTCAAGCCGATACAAATGCTACGAGCACGGTCTCAAACGGCGGCGCTTCATATGCATTTTCTACCAGTAATGGATTAGCCACGATTACATGCACATTTAACAATCATGGCTATTCTGTTGGCGATCAAATTTATGTTGGTGTTTCAACTACAGTCGGTGGCGTAACACTCTTTGGCGTCTATACAATTTTGAGTGTACCGACTGTTAATTCTTTCACTTTTGCCGCCGCAAATACTGCTACATCAACAGCGGGACCGACAGCAATAAATGGTGGCGACATTCGCGCAGAATATTATGTTGCAATTGGCCCTCAGCCTACAGGAACTGGTTTTGGTGTTGGCGGATTTGGTGCGGGCGGCTTCGGTGTTGGAACTACGCAACCAGCCGTTCCGGGAACGCCAATAACGGCGACAGATTGGACACTTGATAACTTCGGCCAAGATTTAGTTGCAAACCCAACAGGTGGTGCAATTTACTATTGGCAACCAGATGGCCAACTTCAAAACGCGCAAATCATTGGCGGCAATTCGCCACTAGTTAATAACGGTATTTTTGTATCAATGCCTCAAAGGCAAATTGTTGCTTACGGCTCTTCTTTCACGCTTTCACCTGACCCACTATTGATCAGATGGTGCGATATTGAAGATTTTACGCAGTGGGAAGCAACGACAACAAATCAAGCCGGATCGTATCGTATCCCAACAGGGTCAAAGATTATTTCGGGCATTCAAGGTCCGCAACAAGGATTGCTTTGGACTGATCTTGACATATGGGCAATGCAATATGTCGGAGCGCCGTTTGTCTATGGGTTCAACAAAATCGGATCAAACTGCGGAGCAATCTCAAAACATTGCATCGGTCAAATTAATAGTGTCGTCTATTGGATGTCACAGAAGCAATTCTTCATGACCGCAGGATCAGGCGTTCAAGTTATTCCATGCTCTGTTTGGGACGCTGTTTTCCAAAACCTTAAGAGCGGAGTAGACGGAAACGGCAATCCTTATACTGACCGCATTTGTTGCGCCGCAAACTCACAATTTAATGAAATTATGTGGTTCTATCCGTCTGCCGACGGAACGGGCGAGAATGATTCTTACGTTAAATATAATACGGTGATGAACGTATGGGATTATGGAACGCTTGGCCGCACTGCTTGGATTGATCAATCTGTTCTTGGGCCGCCAATTGGGGCGGGATCAGATAGGTGGCTTTACCAGCATGAAATCGGCAACGATGCCTACGTTGGCAATCAAGCCACAGCAATGCTGTCAAATGCCGCAAGCGGTTATTATGTAATCGCAGAGGGTGATAACTTAGTGTTTATTGATCAGGTTTGGCCTGATATGAAGTGGGGCGGATACAGTAGCAATCCGAATGCTACCGTAAATCTTACGTTTAATTTTTCAAATTATCCGGGCGATACGCCAACAACAGTCACATATCAAATGACGCAACAAACACAGTATTTGACACCTCGCGTTCGCGCTCGTCTCGTGCAAATGGAATTGTCATCTAATGACATTGGAACTTTCTGGCGTCTTGGTGGTATTCGTTTCCGCGTTCAGCCTGATGGGAAATTCTGATGGCTAGTTTAGATGACATTCTCACCACACAGAAGAACGGCGTTATTGCGATCAACAATCTGTCGCAAAACATCGGCATTATTGCCGCTGTATATCGTGGCGGACCTCAGCCATCTGGTGCCGCCGGATCAACAATCGGCACGATATACACGGTTCCGACAGGTCAGCAGTTTACTTTGACTGACATTGAAATTTGTAATGCGTCTTCGTCATCATCTTCATTTAGCATTTATCTTGTTGCTTCTGGTGGTACAGCAGGCACAACAAATGCCCTGTTTTACAATGCTCCGATTAATGCAAACACGACTGTACAATGGACAGGAAGCACAGCACTATCGGCAGGAAGCACAATTCAGGCATCATCTGCTTCTGGTAATGTGACAATTAAAATTTCAGGAGGAGCCACGTAATGGCGATTACGGTATATCCTCCTTACGGGTCGCAATCTAACCCTCAATATGTTACATTTGATGGTACAAATGTTGATGCATTTGGCCGTTTGCGCGTATCTAATCCGTTTACTTTATTTGATGCACAATCCCGTTTTGCTGCTGATAATTCTTATTCTTATGTAACCGCAAGCGGCGGCACAACATCCTTTAATACAAATAAATCTTCCGTAAATATGAATGTAACGACAACGTCAGGATCAACGACTGTCGCGCAAACATATCGTGTGTTTCCGTATCAGCCGGGCAAAAGTCTTTTGACTTTGCAAACTTGGACAATGGCTGCGGCTCAAGCCAACTTGCGCCAACGCGTTGGTTATTTTAGCGCACAAAATGGCGTTTATTTTGCTCAAGGTGAGACAGGCACTCCTTCAACTTTGTCATTTACGGTTCGTACTTATACTAGTGGATCAGTGGATAATACTAGAACAGTTACTCAAGCAAATTGGAACGGTGACAAATTGGATGGAACAGGTCCATCTGGCGTAACAATTGACGTCACAAAAACACAAATTTTGTGGTTTGATTTTGAATGGCTTGGCGTAGGCAACGTGCGCTGTGGCTTTATTGTAAATGGCCAGTATATAACTTGCCATACGTTCCAAAATTCAAATTTTCAAACTGCCGTTTATATGCAGACAGCGATTTTGCCACTTCGCTATGAAATTGCGGCGACAGGAGCGATGTCGTCATCCGCAACATTGCAAATGATCTGCTCTACCGTAATTACGGAAGGCGGATATGAGCAAACGTCGCAAGTTTATGAGGCTAGGCCCGGTGGAAATGGCGTCACGATTGCCAACAATACAGGTTTGACATTTACGCCTATTGTATCAATCAGAGTTAACTCATCATATTATGGCGCAATCGTCATCCCTTCTTCCATTTTGTTTCAACCTACATCAAGTGGATCAACTGGATACGAAGTGGCATTGATTAGAAACGCAACTTTAACGGGAGCAACTTGGACTGCGGGACCAATATCTAGTGGTCAAGTTGATGTTGACACTGGTGCTACTGTAGCCGTCGCTACGGCAGACAATATTGTTCAAACATCTTTTGCCAATCAATCTGCTCAATCTACGGCAACTGCGGTTGTCGCAACAGGATATAATTTTGATTTGCAGTTGGGTTATACGGCGTCTTTGAGCGGGAATGGATTTGGCTCAAGTGACACGTATACTCTGGCGGCGCGAGGCTTGAATAACAGCCCGACAGGCTCAGCAACTGGCAATTTGTCTTTCTATAATCTGACGGTGTAATCATGCCCCTCATATCTGGCCACTCTCAAAAAACGATCAGCAAGAACATCAGCGAGATGGTCCATGCGGGTCATCCGCAAGATCAGGCGATTGCGGCGGCTTTAAGCGTGGCTCGTAAATCAAAGAAGGCTGATGGTGGTATTGCTACGCCGTTGCGGGCCGACCATGTAGTTGACCCTGCCGCCAAGGATGCGCGGGCGCATGTTGGTCCCATTCATGCTCCGGTTGCGGGTCGTACAGACCATCTAAATATGCATGTCCCCGCAGGAAGCTATGTCATTCCGGCAGACATTGTGTCGGCGTTCGGTGAGGGCAATACTGAAGCCGGACATAAGGTGTTTGACGATCTTTGCCATGACCACAGAGCGACGAAAGAGGCGGGTGGCGCGCTTGAAGACGGTGATACTAACCTCGCGCCTATTGTGGCTGCGGGAGGCGAGTATGTCATTCCTCCTTCTGTCGTTCGTTCTCTTGGCGGCGGTGATATGGATCGTGGGCATGACCTCCTTGATGATTTTGTGGTTATGGCTCGTAAAGACCTGATTAAGACTTTGAGTAAACTACCCGGCCCGAAAAAGGATTAAGACATGCTTCAGATGGGAGAGAAGAAGCGCGTCCGTCTATCCAAATCGGCACGGAAAGCCCGTGGTCCGATAAAGATAGTAGACACGCCATGCAGAGTAAGAGTTGCCACACCGGATGACCTATTTGGCATCTTGGCTTTGGCTCGCATTGTTCACGGTGAGAACGGCCTTTTTGACTTTAATGAAGTGAAGGTGGCCGAGGCTATCTGGCCAACTTTGGTTCAAGCCAATGGCATCGTCGGCGTAATTGGCGAGAGAGATAAATTGGAAGGGTTGGTCATGCTTTCGGTGGCCAGCTATTGGTATTCCGACGCTCAGTTTTTGGAAGAGAAGTGCGTTTTTGTGCATCCTGATTTCCGGCATGCTAAAGATTCGCGTGTCCAGAAATTGATTGAATTTGCGAAGAAATGTGCAACCGATCTGAATCTGCCTTTGATGATCGGTGTCTTATCAAACACGCGCACTTCTGCTAAAGTGGCACTCTACGAGCGGAATTTTGGGCCGCCTGCGGGTGCGTTTTTTCTTTGGGGCGCAAAAACTGGCCACGAAGGCATGAATTAAGAGGTTAGCGATGGGTTCCAAGGGCGCAACAACTACCAGCACGATGCAACCTCCCAAAGAGGTTGCTGATATGTACAAATACCTGACTGAGCAGGGCAAAACCCTCCAGCAGCAGCCCTATCAACCCTACACTGGCCAAATGGTTGCCGAATTAAACCCAATTCAGCAACAAGGCATTCAGCAAGCGCAACAGTATTCCCAAGCCGCACAGCCTTACTATCAGGGCGCGGCGGCGGGAACGATGGGCGCTATGCAAGGTTACACACCGCAAGGCTTCCAACAGGGTGTGGCTGGGTATATGTCGCCATACATTCAAAACTCTTTGGACCTTTTGGCAAATCAGCAAGCCCAACAGCGTCAAGAATTGTTGGGCAAAACGATTGCTTCAGGTGCTTTTGGCGGGGATCGGGGCAAAATTGCTCAAGCCGCTCTTATGGGACAACAAAATCTTGCGACTGGCCAAATGCTTCAGCAGGGCTATCAAGACGCCGCCAGAAACTATATGGCTGGACTTGGGGCGCAAGGCGCACTTGCCGCTCAATTGGGTCAACTTGGGACAGGCGCGCAAGCAGCAGGCCTTCAGGGCGCGCAAGCTGTTACACAAGCAGGCGGCACACCCTATCAGATTGAGCAGTCTAAACTGGCCGCACAATATGGCCAATTCGCTCAAGGTCAGGCTTATCCATTCCAGACGCTTGGCTATTTGGCAAACATTGCATCCGGTCTCGGTGCTGGCCAAGGCGGCACAAGCGCAACGACACAACCCGGCCCGAATGTTCTCGGTCAGGCTTTCGGCACTGCACTCGCAATTGGCTCACTTCCGTTTTCAGACAAACGGCTCAAAGAAGACATTTCTGAAATTGGTGAGACCTTTGATGGTCAGCCAATTTACTCATTCAAATATAAGGGCGATGACAAAACGCAAATCGGCCTCATGGCGCAGGACGTTGAGAAAAAACACCCTGAAGCGGTCGGATTGGCTGGCGGCTATAAGACGGTTGATTATGCAAAGGCCACAGAAGACGCGGCAGAGCGTGGCGAGTTCTACCTTGGCGGCGCATCTATGGGCGGTCTTGTTCCGGCTAATCAGGATCGTCAGGCTTATGCAACAAAAGGCGCTGTCAGTGTAATTCCTTTTGAAGATGACCCTCTCCGCCAATTGATGGATGAGTACACTAAAATCCAATTTGCGAAATATACGCCTGATTTGCGGCTTTCGGGCGAAGGTATGGGCATTCCAAAGCCTCCGGCAGAATACAAAGACGAAACGTCAGAGTATATTAAAGGCTTGCAAGCCATGCCTGAGTTGCAGAAATCCCGCTTGGCCAAAAACCTTGGCTCTGCATATAGCAGCTTGCAGTCTTATCTTAACTTTGCTGATGGCGGATTGGTTCCGCGCGCCGCTCATAAAGATGGACTTGCAGTTGAACCAGTAGAAGATCAGGGTTTAGGGAAAAAGCCTCAAACGGCTCCCATCAGCTATATTGAACGTACTTTCAATGAAGGCAAACCGTTCTCTGACGAGGCTCGCGCGGGCCTTCTGTCAGCGGGTCTCGGTATGCTAGCAAGCCGCACACCTTATTTAGGGTCGGCTATCGGTGAAGGTGCTATTGGCGGATTGAACACATATTACAATGCGTTGAAGAGCAAGGTAGAAGCCGCGAAAACTGCCGCCGATGTTGGCAAGACTGAAGCGGAAACCGCTGAAACCAAGTCCAAACTTTACGAAAAAGTCTGGATTCAAGGCATGGGTTGGTTTGTTTATGATAAAACAAAGCCGATGTCTGCTCCGCAACAAATTACTGACGCTGAAATGAACCCAATTAGTGGCGTTCGTCCTGAAGAAATCCCGACTGCCTCAGGATCGCCGCAACCTGATGTGACAGCGCCAGAAGTTTCTACGCCTTCAACAAGTGTTCCGAGCGTTCCGTTGACGACGGAAACAAAACAACCTGAGCAGAAAAAAACTGGATGGCAACCTGTCACAGAGGTTCCAAAAGGTTATTTGCCTGAAGAGCAAGGCAACATCATGTTCAGTGAGGATCGTAAAAAGGCCGAAAGCGAGTTGGCAAATAATACGCTTAAAGTTGCTCGCGCCGAAAGCCAAGCAGCTTACGATCAATTGTTCCGCATGAACGAGATGGATAAGCAATTTGCCAATCTTGATGACCAAGGATTTTTATCGCCCGGTTCTTATGCGCCTGAAAGAATGGCTCTTGCAAAAGATGCCAATACTTTGGTGCAAGTCCTTGGCGGCGCTCCGATCTTTGATCCTAATGATGTGGCATCTATGGAATCTCTCTCCAAAGATACGTTTAGATTGGGCACAGAACTTACTCGCTCACTCGGCGCAAACGAGCCCGGCAAAATTGTTGAGGCGGCAGTTAAAGCCAACCCCGGCATTGAGAACACTAAACTTGCCTATCGTCGTATCATTGCGGGCTTAAAAGAAGCGGCTCTTTATAAGAGAGACCGTGCGGCCTTTTACAATGATTACGCCGCAAAATTCGGCCACTTGGTCGGGGCTGATGAATATTTTGCAAAACTCAATCCGCCTGAAAAATATGCTCAACGTGCGATCATCAACACAGTTGACCCGCGTGACATAGCAGAGGCACGCAAATACATACAAAATAACCCAGATTTCCCTGATGTTGCCAAATCGGCGATTGATAAGAAATATGGTGCGGGCGTGGCTGATATGGTGTTGGGGAAGTAAATGGATCAGAAAGCACCCGCGTTTATCCTGCCAAGCGATAGGCAAGAGCCGAAGCCGAAAACTTCGCAGGCCGCTCCTGAATTTAAGTTTTCATCTGACCCCGAAGTCGTATCTATTCCAAAAGATATTGGAGTTGGCGCTGTCAGCGGAACTCAGCGTGGGATTTATAGTCTTCCGGAAACAGTCCAAGGGTTGTCTGATATAATCAGCGCAGTGCCGGGCATGGCTGTTAAAGGTGGTATTTACGGGGCTGAAAAACTTGGCATTTTGCCAGAGGGTTCTGCCGACAAATATACCGCTACGATGGAAAACATCCGCAAGGAAGCGGAAGAGCGTCAAAAGAAATATGGTCGCGCGACTTCTTTGCCGACAACAGCCGAAGTGCAAGAAGCTAGCAAATATGTTGGCATTCCGATTGCGCCTCGCCCCAAAACGCCTCTCGGTCGCATCACCGAAACTGCCGCAGAATTTGTCCCAAGCGGATTGCTTGGGCCCGGAACAATGCTTGAGAAGGGTCTTATTTCTGCGGGTGCTGGCCTTACTGGCGGCATTGGGAAAGAATCATTTCGTGGCACTCCATATGAAGATGTCGCTACTTTTGTTGGCAGTTTGCCGGGCGCGATTGCTGGCAAGAGCGGCGCGTCAATTTTAGAATCACGTGCGCCTTCCGCTGTTTCTCGTAGGGCAGAAGATATTGCCGCTCGCGTTGCTCAAGAGGCCGTCCCTGAACCCGCAAAGACAGCCGCTAAACTTGAAAGCCTGACAGGTGCAGGACGGCCATCATACGTGGCGGGCGTTGTTCCAACAACGTCACAGCTAGCGCGTGAAGAAGCGGTGGCTGGCTTGGAAAGTGAACTTCGGGACATTGGTGGCCGTGGGACGACTGCGAGATTGGTTCAGGAGCAAATAAACAAAGAAGCGCAACAAGCGGGCGCTCAAACTCTTAATCAAATTTTGGACAAAAAGGTTCCGCAGTCATTTGACTTGCAATCGGTTTATCAACTTTCTGAGAACCCTCAAGGCAATGCCGCACTGAATGTTAACAGTATGGTTTCAGCTTTGGAGAGGCAAAAAGATGTTGCCGCTTCAAACGCATGGAAAAATCCCGCATTGAAAGGCGCTGGCCTTTTCAAAGAGCGAGTAGTTTCTCCGCTTGTTGATTATATCAACAGCCTCAATCCTGTTGCACGTGAAGCGTTTCCTTCAAACTTGAGAAGTCAATTGGATGCAATTGTGAATGAGCCGGGTCCGCCCGGATCACGGATTGATTTTCAAACGTTGCAAGATTTGCGTTCTATGGCGTTAAAGACTGCGCGCAATGCATTTAATAGCCCTAATCCGGTAAATGCGCCGGACGTGTATGGTTTTGCTGAAAAGATTGCAGACGTAATGTCTGACCAAGGTAACGTTTGGCTCAACAACCAAGTGGCAATTGATGCGTGGAAAGCCGCTCGTGCCGCCACGAAAGAATACAAAGATATTTTTGATAAGGGTTTCTTGGCTGATTTGGTTGAAGAGAAGGCCAAGGGCATACCAAAAATTTCACCTGAATCCACTTTGCAAAAAATGCTTGGTGGCGACAATGCTGCACAGAACGTAAGGCAACTGCGTGATGTGTTTGGCAACGCGGCGGATCAAGACATCGCTGATTTTATGGTCGGTAAAATGACCAAGAATGGCGAAAAATTGGTCACGATTGCCGATGTGCAGAAGTTTGCCACTGACCCGAAGAACGCCTCCATTATCAATGAAATTCCAAATCTTCGGGCGCGCTTGCAAAACATCGCTCAACGAGCGGGCGAAAGTGCTGTTCAGGCAGAGGCAAGACAATTTGCTGATAAAGTTGAAACGGTTGTGCGTGGTGGTAGCCCCAAAGCACTGTCAGATTTCATTTCCAACAATAAGGACAAATTCGCTCGTCTCTTCCCTGACAAGCAGACTCAGGAATTTGTTGATCAGTTGAAGAACTCGGCAGACATTGTGCAGACAGTAAAGCCGGGACGCCCTGTATCAACCGAAACCTTGGACAAATTGAGCGAGAACCAAATCTTGTCCATTCTTTATGGGCGAGCAGTTGGCGCAGTCTCAGATGCCACGATTGGCGCTCTTGGCGGCGCTATTGCGGCAAAAATGGTTGGTCTCACTGGACCTGCCGCTCCCGCTATTGGTGCCTTAGCCTTGTCAACAAGAAGCCCACAAGGCGCATCAAGTGCAATTACGTCATCAATCAATCGGTTCTTTTTCAAGAATACGAAAGAGGCCGCACAAGAAATTCTACAGGATGCAATGACAAATCCTGAATTGATGGCTGCGCTTCTAAAAAAGCCGACGCCTGAAAACATTACAGCTTTGGATGTTTTGTTGTCTGGCGCGAAAAAAGCACCATTGGTTGGTGAGCAAGTTGCAAGGCCGGGTTACATGCAGCAAATCCGCGAGGATCGTGCAGAGCGTAAATCTGGCGGCAGAGCGACGAGCAGTGCGGCAGAGGCTCTATTGCGTGACCTGAAGCGCCGCAAAGTGATGATGGCTAATAAGACGGAGCAAATGCTCTCTTTGCCGGATGATGCTGTGGTTCAGGCTTTAGACGCCGCCAAAAGATGAGTTTCCGGCGCGGGGAACGGAGGTCTGGGAAAGGGCCGCGCTAACCTCCCTCCCCTTCCCAGACCGCTTATTAAGCTGACGGTAATCCAGCCAATTGGTTTGCCATTTCAGTCGCAACCCGCAGTTGATCAAATTCAGGATCGCTTTGTGGTCGTGACAATTCAGCCAAGGCCGCAGCCGTGGCAATAACATTCCGATGCTTCTCTGCATTCGTTCCATCTTGGCTTGCAAGCATGATTGCTTGGCAATGCATGACACGAGCAACATCCGTGGGGTGGATGGATATATCGTAAAGCGACGCCATTATCTTTGCGACGCGATGGGCATTTACTAATGGATCACCGTCCTTTGCGGCGGTGGCTTCCATTGTTTTTGACGCTGATTCTAGGAATCCTCGCCAGTTGTATGTCGGCGCACTATTGTGCCGTCCATTTTTCGTTTCCATTGGCTTCCCTTTCCAAATGGGAGTGGTGTCTTGGATTTCTTCAATCCGAGTGATGATGATTTTTGTCGTTTTGCTTTCGCTGCTCGGCTGTGATCCTCCTTCGTTTTGTTCGTCGCACAAGGCAAGCAAGTCAGACGGATGTTCTCGTCCGTGTCCGTCCCGCCCAATTCCAGTGGTCTCATGTGTTCGTAAATGAACTTCCCCGGCATCAGCCTTGCGGAGCAGATCGCGCAAAGACCTTTTTCCCGTTCCCATATGGCCAGTTTCCTTCTCGTTGATAAATTACCGCGTTTTGTGGTGCCAATATCTTCAGTCATCACTCATGCTCCTGAAGTCTACGTGTTCGGTTTTTATTGAATAAAAGTCCTCCCACTTTTGGGTGTTTTTCGCAAATTTGCGATCTGGGAACCAATGCTTTCTGGTATGCCGCCAAATGATGGCAACGTGGGTCATTGGCTTGTTGACGATAACAAATGCAGTGGCTTTGCCATTTTCTCGCTCTACCGCTGACTTGTTTGAAACAAGCATAGTTTTTTCTTTCACTGGCCAATCTTTAGCCGATGTGAAATTAAAGCTGCTATGCTTCACTTCAAAACGATATTTTTTGCCATCTTTTCTGGTAAAAAGATCGCCTGTATCAAAGAAGTCTTCAGGCTTGCCGCCGGGCGGACAATATTTGATCGCAGGAATGCCAATATCGTATCCCTTTCTATGCAACCATTCGGCAACACGAAACACAGACGGTCGGGATGAATCTAGCCGTCTTATGAATTTATCATGCCGATCTGGATCACTCATTGAAACTTGCTTCCCGCTCGGTGAGAAGCCTGCTCGGTGCGCCACGCTTCAATGACCATATCGCATTGATTGCGCTTTGCTCGGTGCCACTCGTCGGCCTCAACCGCCTGCGCTTCCTCTTCACAAGCGGCCTTGTAGTCGTTGTGGCTTTCTGCCCAAGCCTCTCTCATGGCGGCACTGCTTTCCGGTGACCGAAGCATGAGCATTGCTCTGGTCTGTTTCCGGTTAAACTCGGCCCGCACACGTTGTCCGCGAGCCGCCGCCGTCATGTCTACTGATGTGGCAAGGTAATGAAGAGCCTCTTCAATTGCCTCGTCAGATATAAGCCTGTTCTGTTTTTGCATTGGTTCTCTCTATCGTTGGTTTGAGTGCCAACCAGCACTCCACGTTTTGGTTTGGCGTAGGAAGGGCATCAAGGCAGACAAGTATTTCGTTGTCTTCTACCCATCCCGTGCCAAGGACGGTCTTCTTTGTCGCCCCCATGCGATCAGTCCGGTATGCAAGAGAAGTCCATTTGCGTGGCCAATCCGGCAGTATCGGGCTGTTGTCAGCGGGGCGAATAAGAAGCCGACAGAAGTTGTCAGAATCAGCAATCGGCAGAGCGTCCAAAAGGATATTGATTGTATCCTTCCGGCTACTGAAGCCTTTGCCAATAATGATTTCACGGGGCTTTAAACTGATGGGGTCGGGACGCCACGATGTGGCGACCCAATCCATTCTTGCTTGCGGCTCCTCTTCATATTCAGGAGCCATTGGCCGCGCGTAGATTGTTGTTTTACCGCGCATGTTTCACCTCAAAACGGGATTTCGTCGTCAAGTTCTTCTTCAACTTGTTTCAATGTCGGAGTAGCGACTTTTGCTTTTGTGGGTCTTGGACGTTCGTCTGGGTCCACCTCTTCAGCCTCGTAAGAGAAAGACAAAAACTTCTTGCCGTTTTTGCCTACCTTCACCCAAATAGATTGTTTATACTTCACCCCATCAATCTCAAGAGAGCCGCGATAGGATGGTTGATTGTCGGTCTTTTTGTAGTCGTTATAGAACGCTACGCCGCGCATGTTGTTGTCATATTCAGCCATTGTTTTCACCTTTCAGTTTTTCAATACGTGCCGAGCATGCGTCGGCCATTTTGTTATATTCAGCTTCATTTTGCTGAATGCTCATCATCGCACGATTTTTAGCTTCTTGCTTCCAAAACTCGCGGACTTCCTTTTCTGTCTTTGCAAAGACAAGTGCTTCAATGAAGACTTTGACGTATTTATCCACGTCCTCAGCGGTAGGAACATAGTTATCGGCATACGAAATCGGCGCAATACCGCTCTTTGTCTGGGCTTTTGGAGCGGGTTTCTTAGCAGGACTATCTTTGCTTTTATCTTCTTCTTGCGGCGCAACGGTTTCTTCGGGATCGTCACCCGTTTCAATTTGAAACAGCTTGAAGAGGAGATATTTGTTTGCGCCTGTGATGGCTTTGTAAAGTCCCTTATCTCCGACTTTACCAGACTTTGCCATATCGTTACCGCAACCCATCGCAGTAATTTTATCAGGCCAAATCTCGCCACTAATATGGGCAAGAGTGTATTCAACCGAAACAAGCGTGTTGCCATGCTCATCAATTGCACTCGCGTTGTTGACTGACGGAATTAGGACTAAACCGTGCTTGATCATGGCCGGACGTAGCGTTTCAAGCAACGCGGCCTCTGATGCGTATTTGTAACCGTGAAATTTATTCTCGGAATTTTTCTGGACGTATTTTGCCTCGTCCATGACTTTATTCAAAGCGATTATGATGTTTTTCATCATTACCTCACAATTAATGTTTCACCACCATTGGTCAATCTTGCGCCGGGAACGTCTTCTCCGGCCTTTAGCTTCTCACCGATCAACGTCTTGTTCGGTTCTTTCTTGATACGCATGACTTCATCGGGAAGCAAGTCGGGGTTCACGATTTCCACACCCTGAGCCTTTGCGCCGATGCTGACGGTCCCGCTCGGTGCCGTGACTTTCTGCAATTCCGCCATGTCAAGCATGCGCTTCAACAGGCGACGGATTGTTTCCGATTTGCGTTGCAACCGTTCGGAGCGTTCATCTATCCGCGCCCGCGCGTCTTTGAGTCCTAGTATATAACTATTAGTTATATGTAAGTTTATTATAAGTTTATCTATGATGTCTAAGTAATCAGTAGAACCTTCTAGTAAATCCTGTTTAAATTCATCATCAGTTTTTACATCAGGATTCTCTGCTGTCATGCTAGCCAAGAAAGAGGTTATTTCAGATTCTATGGCTGGCATAGACAGTTTGATTTTCTGTATTTCCTTGTAATCTAATTTTCCCATTGTAGCCCCTTGTCAGTTAAAAACGATGGTGATAGAACTTGCACTCAATGCAAGTCATGTCAACAGTAACGCGGCTAGAACCCCCAATTCCTTTGGTGACCCCGAAGGGCAAGGCAATGGCCCATTTCCTGATTGATTATGGCTTTGAGCATCATCTTTTTTGGGTTTGTTTTCAAGACGATAGCGGGGAATGTTGGACATGGACCAACGCGGACATCAGGCTTCAGCCAAATCTTTCGGCGGGAAGGGCAGTCGTCAGTCCGATTGGCGAATCAAGGTTGAGCACCCCATGAAACTGTGGCGCACCCATCACGGCATTTCGCTTGAAAAGATGGCAATGGAAACAGGAATATCTTCCTCAAGCCTATCACGAATTGAACGCTATAAGCAGACGCCCCTAATTGGTGCGGCGCAAAAAATCATCAAATTTAGCAAGAACGCACTTAAGCCGGAGGACTTTTTCTCTTGATCACTTTAAACCTTCCACTTGCGCCTTCGGTCAATCGCCTTTGGCGGATTGCGGGCAAGCGCATGATCAAGTCTCCACAATACAAGGCTTGGTTGGAAGAGGCGGGATGGATGATCAGACAGCAAACCCGCGATACAATTGATGGGGAATATGCAATTCATATTCGCGCACAACGAGTGAATAAGCGCGCGGATTTAGATAATTTACTCAAAGCAACCAGTGACCTACTGGTTAGCTTGAAGGTAGTTGAGGACGATTCGCAGTGCGTGGCACTGGCTGCGGAATGGGCAAAAGAAAGCACAGCGCCAATGATTGTAACGTTGATACCAATGGAGCCAAACGAAGATGACACAGAACACCAAATCCTACAGTGAGTGGCAAGCGCATTACCTTGCTGTGAAGAAGCGCCTCGGCGGTCTCGGGCCGTCTGCGGGTCTCGTGCCGATCAATTCGGTTCGTCCAGAGCCGCCAAAACCTGTTGAACAGGAACCGATTGAAATTAAGGCAAAGCCGAAGCCGCCAACGCCTGAGATTGTTTGGGACGTCAAAGGCATGCCGAAGAACAATTTCTTCCGTCTTCTCATTGAGGTTGCCAAGAAGCATAACGTTGATCCGAATTTGATCGTCAACCCGAATCGCAAGAAGGCAATGGTTGTCATCCGGCGCGAATTGGTGTGGCGGGCAGTCTATGAGGCTAATTATAGCCGCGCTCATGTGGGTCGCATGTTGAGACGCGATCACACAACCATCTTGCATGATTTGCATTGCTGGGAACGCGACCATGCCGTCAGCGCATAAACTTCGGGACTATCAAGAAGCCGCCATCAGCAATCTTCGGAAAGCACTTCGCTCTGGCAAGCGCAGACCCGTATTGCAGATGCCAACAGGCGCGGGAAAAACCGCAACGGCGGGTGCCATCATCAATATGGCACAAGAAAAGGGACACGGGGTCATCTTCTGTGTTCCGGCAATCTCGCTCGTCAATCAGACGGTAGAATCATTTGAGCGTGACGGCATCTTTGATATTGGCGTGATGCAAGCCTATCACGAGCGCACAGATCACACCGCGCCTGTTCAGGTAGCATCAATCCAAACGCTCATGCGCCGTCAGGTTCCTGAAACGGGATTGGTGATCGTTGACGAGGCGCACGTGCAATTCAAGTTTCTGCACAAGTGGTTTGCCGAGTTGAGCGAAAAGGGCATTCCTGTGATTGGCCTCACAGCCACGCCTTGGGCGAAGGGCATGGGCAAACTTTATGATGATCTGGTCATCGGCACGACGACGCAAGAATTGATTGATCGTGGTTATCTGTCCAACTTTAAAGTTTATGCTCCGGCGCATCCCGATTTGACGGGGGTGAAGATCGTGAAGGGCGATTACGAAACTAAAGGACTTTCCCGCGTGATGCAGGAAGGCACCTTGATGGCTGACATTGTTTCAACGTGGCTGGAAAAGGGCGAGAACAGGCAGACACTTTGCTTCGGCGTTGACCGCGCGCATGCCAAGAAGTTGCAACAACAATTTCTTGAAGCGGGTGTGCCGACCGAATACATGGATGCCTTCACCGAAGTTGAGGAGCGTGAAGTCATTGCGGCCAAATTTGCGTCAGGTGAGGTCAAGGTTGTTTGTAACGTCGGCGTCCTCACAACCGGAATTGATTGGGATGTTCGGTGCATTATTCTGGCGCGTCCGACGCGGTCGGAAATCCTCTATACGCAAATTATTGGACGAGGACTGCGGACGGCAGAAGGCAAGGATCATTGTTTGATTCTTGATCATTCAGACACGACATTGCGTCTCGGTTTTGTCAGCGACATTCACCACGATAAGTTGGACATGGGCGAGAAAAACCGTGCGGCTGTTGAGCGTAAGGTGAAATTGCCTAAGGCTTGTCCAAAGTGTGCGTTCATTAAGCCTGTTGGATCGCGTGAATGTCCATCGTGTGGCTTCAAGGCCGAGCCAGTATCAAAGGTTGAAACGGAAAGCGGCGAGTTGCATGAACTGACGCGCGACGGAAGAGTAATGGCAAAGAATTGGACGCGTGAACAAAAGCGTGTCTTCTATTGTGAATTGCTCGGCCATGCGCGCTTGAAGGGATACAAGGATGGATGGGCATATCACGCATATAAACAGAGATTAGGTGTGGGTCCGGCAGAGAAAGGATTTCCGTTACAACCCACAGCGGCCACGTTGTCGTGGATCAAGAGTTTAAACATTGCGCGAGCAAAACAACGGGAGAAACAAAATGGACTTCGCAACGGCTCAATCGCAAGCGAAAGGCAAGTGGCATGATATTCTGTCTCGCCTTGGTGTTGACGGCAAATACCTTACTGGAAAGCACGGCCCCTGTCCGGTCTGCGGCGGCAAAGACCGTTTCAGATTTGATGACAAGCACGGAAAAGGCGGTTGGATATGCTCGGCATGTGGCGCGGGAGATGGCTTCGCACTCGTCAGCCGAATCAGGAAACTAAGTCTCGTTGAAGCAAAACAGATTGTTGAGCCGCTTTTGCCGCAAGCATCGGCCCGACCGATCATCAGGGGCGGTGACGAGAGACGTGCGCGTGAGAGGGCAGAAGAGTTTTGGAGCAATACCTCTCCGGTGACTGATGGCGACCCTGTCAAACTATATTTGACGAACCGCCTTGGTCAGCACTTTGATTCTCTAGCCATCCGGTCGGCGATCACCTATCACCCATCAGATCGCAAGAAAGATTTCTGCGTCATGGCGGCGCTTGTGTCTGACCCAAGTGGCAATCTGGTTTCAGTGCATCGGACCTATCTGCATGACGACGGAACCAAGGCGGGCGAATTGTCGCCGTCCAAGATGTTGATGGCCGGAACAGTTCCGCATGGATCGGCAATCAGGCTGATGAAGGCCGCAAGCCACATGGGCATTGCAGAAGGCATTGAGACTGCTCTGGCGGCATCCTTGATGACGGGCATACCGACATGGTCAGTGATCAGCGCGCCTTTCATGAAGTCTTGGAGACCGCCAAAGGGCGTAAAAAAATTAACGATTTTTTCAGACAATGATGCCAATTTCACAGGACAGGCGGCGGCATATGAATTGGCCCGTCAGCTTGTAATGCAGAGCGGCATCAAGGTTGATGTCCGCGTTCCGGCAACATTAGGAGAGGATTGGGCCGATGTCTGGGAAAGGCAATGTGAGGGAATTTAAGGTGGTCTATGAGGACGAGCATATGTTCACCGTCTATTGGTGCGGCAAACAGATCGCATGGTCTCAGTGGTCGCCGTTGTATCAGCTTTGGCGCGTCCTGATTTGCGACACGGGGCAGTTGCACCATGTGGCGGAGCAGAAAGACGCCTTTGATATTTGTGCCGCTTGGATTGGATTTGACACTGTTGACAGTGTTGAAATTATGTCTTAGGGTGATTCTATCAACGGGGCGATGCCCAAACCAAAGGAGACTACAATGCTTACAGTTTGGAACCACGAAGGCGAACTTCCTTACGACATTGATGGCGAGACGATGGGCTACCGTGGCTCAGAAATCTTTGTGACTGCCAAGGCGGCGATTGTCTTTGGTCGCACCGCAGAGGGCCTTGAGTGGGAAGTGGACCGTGTCAATTTGGTGTATGCGACCGACGAGGACGGCGAAGATTTGAAGTTGAGCGCCGAAGAAGAAAAAGAACTTGAAGCGCAGATTGCTTTTGAATTGCTCGCCAACACCGACATTGATGAAAAGGTCCACCTTGTCCATGAAGAAATCGTCTATTGGGAGCGCCGTCGCTGATATGGGCGCGGTCATTCGTTATGAAACTTGGGAGGACGGCACATTGGTCGCCCTCCGTGAGCGAGCCGATGGGTCGCGGTATTATCAAGTTATCCACAAAGACGGGAATTTTGCTTTTTGATGTTTGACGGTGTTGACACTGTTGAAAATCATCTTTAAGGGTAATGCATCAACAACGGCGCTACGGCGCAAACCAACGGAGGCCATCATGGCGAAGTCAACAAAGATCAATCACTGGGAAGGCTACTCGGTTCAGGAAATCATTGACACCGCCGCCAAGTTGTCGGCTGAAGCCGCCTTGATCGCAGAGAAACTTGATCAGGCCAAAGAAATGATCCGCGAACTCGGCAAGGATCAATCGCACATGGGCAACCTCTTTATTGCTGTCGTAGGAAAGGATAGCATCGGCTTCCGCATTGACCGCAAGCGTATTGAGGCCGAGATGGGCAAGGATTGGATTGAAGACCGTATGGAAGGCTACAACAGCGCGGCGCGCATCACCTTCGCTCCGGCTCCGTCGTCAGTCCAATGATCTTATTTTGGCAAGCGGCATTGAAGAAGAAAGCGGGGGCCAAGCGTCCCCGCGTCATCACCAAATTGATCACTCCGCACCGCTCAATAATGTCCGACCAGAATGTTTTGGAGGTTATCCAAATTGAATTTGGTTGGATGAAAAAAATTATGAAAAATATGAAAATATATGGTTGACTGATTTGAGCAAATTGTCGTAAAAGTGATTCATCAACAACGGGCTACGGCCAAACCAACGGAGACTGAAATGAGCAACCAAGATAAAAAAGTTACCTTTCGCAGCAGTGGTGGCAAGGCTCACCGTGGAGTTGTTCTTTCTGGCAAGTTTCTTTTTGCTTGTTGCTCATGCCCCGGTTCGCAAAATGGCAAGTTGACCAAGAATGCCATAATAATTTGTGAAGGCCACGAAAAAGCAAATTGCGGAAACTAAAAATTGGGGGCTTCGGCCCCCATCCCATCGCTCTGAGGAGGATCAAATGAAAACTTTTGAAAGCAAAGCGCACTTCGTGACTTATGTGAAGACCTACGGCGACAACGGATGGTCAGAGACCGGACTTTACGTTGATCCGGTATTGCCCGGCGCAGGGCGCATCCTGACGGCAGTGATGACCCACCCATGCAAGGGCGCAAAGTGGTTCGTTCATGCCGCCTCGTCGCATGAAAAGAAATCGTTTCGTCGCATGCATGATGCTCGCAAATATGCATTTGACTTGTGCGTGAAGTCCGATGCGGGGCAAATCCACGCAAAATCTGAAGAATATTGTGAAATTTTTGACGGAGAATAAAAATGACCAGAAATAAAAAAATAGACGCCCTGAAGACCGAATTTCGCCCACTGTGGGAGATGGCTCTCAATTTGAGCGAGGGCGATTACGACGTTGCTTTCACGCTTATACAAGACGCCGTGAAGGCTCACGATGAGGAACTCGCTGAGAAGTATCAGGATTATATCACGGCGGGATATGACGCGAATTGGGGAAACATAGCCGACAACCACTGAACAGGTTGCAGATTGACGAGGCGAAGCGCACACTCTCCTGACCATCCGAATCAGGGGAGTGTGATGGCTAAAAGCAAAATACAGGTTGCGGGTCAGATCGTCTGGGACGAGCGCGGCGTTTATTTCATGGCGGCGAAGGACTTTGATAAGCGCCACATTGGCGAGCAATGGAACGTCATGCGGGCGGCAGAGAGAGCCGTAAACAGGATTGTAATGCGTCTGACTGATGATCTGTCTGATTATAACCGGAGCCTTGGCGATGACGCACCGGAGAATTGACATCGTGGATGAGTTTACGATGCTGAGGAAAGAAAACGACAGGTTGAAGAAGCGATTGGACCGAATAGAAGTCCTGTTTAATCAGGCGCAAAATCTAGTTGAATTGGTAAAGATTGAAGTGATTGACATAAAGCGTAACGTTGAAACAATGGAAAGCGAGATGAAAAATGGAAAACTCGTGTAGCGATGGAATGAGTTGGCTCGTTTGGTTAGTGAGTGCCCCGCTTTTGATTATGTTGTGGCTAATGACGGCGGGTGCAGCGATGGTTTGGTGGCGGTTTTTTGTTAATCCGGGGATGGACAATGGCGAAATCCGCTAAAAAATCTCAAAAAGACAAAGAATTAGAATACGCCATGCAGTTGGGTAAGCTGATTCAAGACGAGGTGAACCGCATCATGGAAGCGGCACCGAGCAAGGATAAAGCGTTGGCGCTCACGGCAATTATGAAGGCTTTGACGGTGTCGTGGGTGAACATCATGCGGTCACTGGACGGAGAAATGTTGCCGTCGGTGCTGATGCTGTTGGAAATCTGGAAACCAATGGAAGAAAGCGATTTGGAACAACTGAGACAGGGGAGGATGCATTGAGCAGTATGTCAGGTGAAGACGAGATCAAGCTATTCAACGATGTGGGCGCGGCATTGCATGATGTAATCTACAAACATGGCTTTGTGGATGACGTTTTAGATGAGGAAAAGTTTGAGATAACTTTGAAATCATTGATGTTTTTTACGATCCGCATGGTGTATGATCAGCAGATACCTGAGGCCACGATGGTGGCTTATGTGCGTGGTGTCTACAATGATTTGAACCGGATCGCTGAGGGAAGGGACGCTCGTGCCGAGACCATCGCCACTCTCACCGAACAGTGACAGTGTTCTCATGGCGGCAACCTACGAACGCCGCGAATGGGATCATTACGAGACTGAAGAGTGGGTGACTGAGGTATTGTTGCGGCATGAATCCTTCACCAATGTGTGGGAACCCGCCGTCGGCAAGGGCAAGATTGCCAAGGTGATGCAGAAGCGCGGGGCCGATGTGTATGGCTCCGACATCATGGACTACGGCTTTGGCTATGATGTGGGCGATTTCTTGCTGACATGGGGGAATTCCGATCAGCGGGATATTGTGACCAATCCGCCGTTTGCTGAGGACTTGGCGGACAAGTTTATAGAGCATGCTTTGCTCCTGACCCAACCCTTTGGCGGCAGGGTGGCGATGCTTCTACGGAACGAATTTGACTGTGCAAGCAGTAGACGGAGTATCTTCGGTCAGCCCCCGTTCGCCTGTAAAATAGTCCTACTGAAGCGACCCCGATGGGTAGCAGATACGACAGGATCACCGAGACATAACTACGCTTGGTATATCTGGGATTGGTCTTGGGGCAAGGAGCCGACAATTGTCTACGACAAATAAACTGAAGGTTCTTAGCCTTGGTGCGGGTGTTCAATCCACGACATTGGCTTTGATGGCCGCTGCGGGTGAATTGGGTGAAATGCCCGATTGCGCCATTTTTGCTGACACCGGGTGGGAGCCGAAAGCGGTCTATGAGCATTTGGAGCGATTGAAGGCTGCGTTGCCGTTTCCGGTTTACATGGTCACGCGCGGAAACATTCGGGATGATTTGGTGCGCGAGATGGGGATGGTTGAGAAGCGCCATGCTTACGTTCCGTGGCATTTGGTCAAGCCGAATGGTCAGCGTGGCATTGGAAAGCGGGAATGCACGGCTCAATACAAGTTGGCTCCTATCCGCCGGAAGATCGTGGAACTGTTGGGCGGCAAGCGTCCGAAGGGCGGGGCAGAAGTATGGGTCGGCATATCAATGGATGAAATCATCCGTATGAAACCGAGCAAAGTCCAATACATTGTGAACCGCTGGCCATTGATTGAGAAGAGAATGAGCCGCACAGATTGTGTCCGGTGGATGGAGAAACAGGGGTGGGCCGCACCGAAGTCGGCTTGCATTGGTTGCCCATTCCATTCCCGTGACCAGTGGATGGGGCTTTCCAAGGAAGAACTGGCTGACGCCATTGAAATGGACGAGATGATTCGGGATCAGTTTCCGAATAAGGGCAAGCAATATGTCCATTCCAGTTGCAAACCGCTGAAAGACATTGATCTGCGGTCAGACGCAGAGATCGGCCAGTTTGATCTGTTCATGAACGACTGTGAAGGGATGTGTGGAGTATAAAATGGCTAAACGAGGAAGACCAAAGAAGATCAGAGCAATGCAAATTCATTTGCCGAAGGAAGTTCAAAGTCCAGAACGGCCAATTAAGAAGGCGGCTAAGCGAGGGCGACCGACGAAGGCTGATGCCAATTTGAAGTGGGTATGTGATCGGCTGGAGAGCATCGTCAAGAAGCAAAATGAAGAAATAAAAGGCATTCAGAAGTCTTGGCGTGAGGCTGACGCCGAGGTAGCGCGTCTGACGACAGAATTGGAAGATGCAAGAAAGACAGCCGAGGACAGGTTGCTGTCGGGTCAGGTCATGGCAAGACAGATTGCCAAGGCAGAAGAAGAGATACGTATATATGAGCGAGAACACAGAACATTGCGGCAGATCATCTTGGATGGATTACGGCGTGACTGACTTATGCTCAAATGTGGAATAAGTCTGGCGTTACAATTGTATTTTGAAATTACAAATGTAAAGCAGATCAAAGTGTTATGTTATAACATTACATAGCGGGCTTTTTGGACGGGAAATGGCGAAAAAGACAAAGGCAGTAATGGGCAGGCCACAGCATGTTCCTTCTGAGGGGAACAGAGCAATGGTCCGCATTCTCGTAGCGGCGGGATTAACGCATGAGGAGATTGCCACGCATCTCAGGATCAACCGGAAAACATTGACCAAGCATTATCCCGAAGACTTGGAAACAGGTTGGATTGGCAAAATGCATGATGCCGCCCAAACCGTCTTTGATGAAATGACGAGCAAAACGAGCGAAAAGCGGCTTGATGCGGCCAAATTCTTCCTGTCTCGGCGTGGTCGCGGTCTGTGGTCTGAGCAGAAGAACGTGGAGATTTCCGGTCCAAATGGCGGAGCGATCCCGGTGGCGCCTATTGATCTGAACACCATTGATGTTGATGACTTGGAGGTCGTGTACGAAATCCTCGCGCCCGCCTTGTTGTCAGGGCCAGTGATAGACGCAGAGTTGGAAGATGACGACGGCGACGCTGACGAAGCCTAAGCGCAAGTTCACCAAGGAACAGCTTGCCTATATTTTGGCCCATGCGCCGACCAATATGGCGGAGCGCAGTCTGTATAAGTTTGCCGAATTTGCATGGAGTACAATTGACCCCGCGCCTTTCGTTGGCGGCGGCTTTGCCATGCAAGCGGTCTGCGATCATCTTGAGGCATGCGCCAATGGACACATCCGTAACCTGATTATCAACATCCCGCCGCGCTTTTCTAAGTCCACATTATGCGGGGTGCTGTTTCCGGCATGGGTTTGGATACAAGAGGAAAGTCTGCCCACCAAAGGCAATGGCGTCCAGTTTCTCCATGCATCTTACTCGCAGAACCTTGCGCTTCAGGATTCGCTCAAGTGCCGCCGTCTGGTGGAAAGTGAGTGGTATACGAAACAATGGGGATCGCGGGTTCAGATCACATCGGACCAGAACACGAAGAGCCAATTTGACCTCGCCTCTGGCGGCAGACGCAACACCGTCTCGGTCGGCGGTTCCACAACGGGTATGGGCGGCAACTACCTGATTGCTGACGATCCCAACAATGCCCGCGAAGCCAACTCTGAAGCGGTGCTTCTGTCTACGCTAGAATGGTGGGACATGGCATGGTCTACGCGTCTGAACGATCCAAAGACAGGCGTGAAGATCGTCGTCCAACAGCGGCTAAATGATCGGGATGTCACGGGTCACATCCTGACCAAGGACATCGGCAACTGGACGCACCTGATGTTGCCAATGCGGTTTGAGCCGGAGCGTCGCATCTACACGATCCTGTTGCCGCCAGAAGCGGACCCCAAGGGCGATGGTGTCATGTGGACCGACTTGCGCGAGGAGGAGGGCGAGTTGCTCTGGCCTGAACGCTTCGGCGAGGATGAGGTTGCCGAATTGGAGAAGACGCTCGGACCATATGGTGCGGCGGGTCAGTTGCAACAGCGGCCACAGCCTGCGGGCGGCGGCATCATCAAGCGCAACTGGTGGATGCCATACGATAAGCCTGTCTATCCCGACATGTCGGTAAACATCGGCTCGGTGGACTTGGCCTTCACGAGTAAGAAAGAGAATGACTTCTCGGCCATGACTTGTTGGGGCGTATGGCGCGATGCGGGTGAAACATCAGCCGTGGTGACGCGAGACATTGCGGGCCGAATCACACGCGAGGTGAAGTCCGAGAAGGACGCCGACGTTCCGAAAATCATCATGACATATGCATGGGCCGAGCGGTTGGAGTTCCACGAGTTGATTGAAAAGATCATCACGACCGCTCGTGAGAACAAACTGGACATCCTCCTAATTGAAAACAAAGGGCCGGGCATATCGGTGGCACAGGAAATCAAGCGGCTGTGCGGCATGGAAGAGTTTCAGGTCCGGCTCGTTGACCCCGGCGATTTGGACAAGGTGGCCAGACTGCACTCGGTCGTGCATCTGTTCTCGGAAGGCTTGGTCTATGCGCCGACCAAGGCAGGCGACCCCGACACGTGGCGCGTCTGGGCTGACCGCGTCATCACCGAGGTGGAGTCATTTCCAAAGGGTGTGCATGACGACTTGGTGGATACAGTGAGCCAAGCCATCAGCTATATGCGGAAGCACGGCATGATTGAGCGTGGCGTGGAGCGATCATTTGAATTGGCTGAGAGTCAAAAGTTCATGGGGAATACTGGGAACCTTCCGTTGTATCCTGTTTAATCGGTTGATAATGTTGACGGGTAAAGGAGAAACAAATGCCTGTCAAAATCATCAACGGGAATGTCTTTGACGTTCTTCCAACGCTCCCAGAGAAATCATTCAACACTTGCATCACATCACCGCCATACTTTGGTCTGCGTGATTACGGCATGGCTGATCAGTTGGGACTTGAGCCAACGCCTGACGAATACATCGCCAACATGGTCAATGTGTTCCGTGAAGTGAAACGCGTTCTACGGGATGATGGGACGCTGTGGCTGAATATTGGCGATAGTTACGCTTCTTTCCGTGATGGCAAAGCAACCCCTGACACCACACGCGGCGACAGTGAAGGAACCTTGGTTCCAAAAGGAAGTGCAAAGAACAGAATGGCAAGTACGTTTGCCAATACGCCTGTAAAGCACAAAGACCTGATCGGCATTCCGTGGATGTTGGCCTTCGCCCTCCGTGCAGACGGTTGGTATCTGCGTCAGGACATTATCTGGCACAAGCCGAACCCGATGCCTGAATCAGTAGAAGACCGATGCACCAAAGCGCACGAGTATATCTTCCTATTGTCCAAATCACCGCAGTATTACTTTGACCATGAGGCGATTAAGGAAGTCAGCGTTGACCCCGAAAGCCATAAGGGCATGAAGAAGAGATCAGCCGACAAACGGGAAGGCGATCCATACTTTGCAACCAAGGTTGGCAATTCCGCTGAAGGAAAAATTTACGATAAGCGTAACAAACGCTCTGTTTGGACGGTAACGACAAAGCCATTCAAAGAAGCACACTTTGCTGTGTTCCCCGAAGACCTGATCATTCCGTGCATACTGGCCGGATCACCTGAACGTGGGAACATACTTGATCCCTTTGGCGGCAGTGGCACGACAGGCGTAGTCGCAAATGGTTTTGGACGAGACGCAACACTCGTTGAATTGAACCCTGAATATGCCGCCATAGCAAAAGATCGTATTGGCATGTTTGCGATATGACTGTGGAAAGCGCATTGAACCTGTGAGACAGGTTTAGTATGTTGAATTGGTCAACAACGTAGGAGGTTCGTTTGACATATAAAGTGGTAAAGAATGTTCCGGTGCCGCCAAGCAAGATGGCCCCCAACAAATATCCGTTTAACAAGATGAATGTTGGCGACAGCTTCTTGGTTCCTTTTGTAGATGTGACAAACATCAATTCTTTGCGTCAGTCTTGCTATTACCATGCTCGTCGGTATGGACCGAAATTTCGCGTGATTACCGAAGATAAGGGCTTCCGCGTATTTAGGATCGCCTGATATGATTAACGCATGTCAGGATTCGCGAGCAAACGTATCATGAGTGTAGAACGCCACTGCGATCCGGTGACGATGGATCACATCATTGAACTGCGCCGCCAGTTGCGTGAGGCGGAACGTCAACGCGACAACGCGATTGCTAGGTGCATAAAATTAGATAGGCGTATGTGGAAACTACGCGAACAACTAATGTTTCCTGAAGGAAAACCCAATGACAACGACGAAGATAGAAACTGCTGATATAGTTGAATGGTTGCGCGGCAAAGAATCTACGACATGGGGAATGACGCGACTTGGTGAAGCCGCCAACGAGATTGAGCGGTTGCGGAAAGTCAATGTCATGCAAGCAAGATGGCTACATGAAGCGCAACAAGAGCATAAAAAGTTCAAAGATTATGTTCGCCAGTTACTAAGTGTTGAAAACGCCGCTCTGAAGGATGGTGAATAATGGACATTGTTGAACGGTTGCGAAACTACGACCACGACTTTGACGGCAAACTTCCGGTGTTGAGTGAAGCCGCCGACGAGATTGAACGGTTGCGGGAAGCTTTGAAGTTTTATGCCGATGAGAAAAGATGGCGACAAGAATGGGATAACCAATTTCACAGAATGGTTTGCGATGCTCATAGCGATGGCGGAGCAATAGCATTAGCCGCGCTGAAAGGGGGTGAGTGATGGATATTGTAGAACGGTTAGGTGAATTACGTTTGGGTAATAAAGAATATGATGTCGTCGTTGACGCAATAGACGAGATTGAGTTGCTCCGTAAGGAGCGTGATCGGTTGCGGGAAGCGTTGAAGAAGATGAACGATGAGCAGTGCCAACAAATAGATATGGCAAAACAAAAAAGCATTGAAGATACACGCAAGGAAATAATCGCCCGTGCCGCGCTGAAAGGGGGTGAGTGATGGATATTGTAGAACGATTGCGGACAAGAGCGGAAATGCAAACCGCGACGGGAATTTCCAATTCAGAAAATCATATTGATTGGATCGCCGCCGACGAGATTGAGCGGTTGCGTAAGGTGTTGCAAGAAATTGCTGACAAAGATGGCTGGTGTAGCGCAAAAGCAGTAGCTAAACGGCTGCGTGAAGCCGGATACGTAGATATAAACACGATATACAAAATGGCAGAAGAAGCCGCCGACGAGATTGAGTTGCTCCGTAAGGAGCGTGATGGGTTGCGAGAAGCGTTGAAAGCATCAGTAGCTACTATTGACGCTTTATACGAGCATCTAGAGCGTGTTGAAAAAGCAGGGGGTGCAACATCTATTGAGGGGGTAGCAGCATGTCACATTATGCTGAAAAGTATGAGAAAAAATGCAAATTGTGTGGAAGAGTTGGTCATGAAACCTGCCCGTGCCGCGCTGAAGGAGGGAGAGTGATG